GCAACCATCACTGCATCTGACACGATTGATTCAGCAGACATCCGCAAGGCTGTTGCTAAGTTGCGTGCAAATAAGGCTAAGGCTCGCCGTGGCTCTTATTACTGGTGCGGTATTCACCCAGAAGTTTCACACGACCTTCGTGCAGAAACTGGAAATATGGGCTGGAACTTCGTCCACGCACAAACTGCACCTGCTGCAGACAAGATTTGGGCTGGCGAAATCGGAGATTACGAAGGTGCATTCTTCGTTGAATCTTCACGTATCCCATCTGCTAAGGATGGTGCAGACCAGACTGCTCTCGCTACAACCGCTGTAACTGTTGCAGGTACATCAGCAGGCTTCACCTTCGGTGTTGCTTCTTCTGCTGTTATCGCAACTCGTGCTGAAGTTGGCGACAAGATTGCTGGAACTGGTATCGCTTCTGGTGCAAAGATTACTGCAATCAGCACCTCTGGCTCAACCACAACCTTCACTGTAGATACAGCAAACACTGGTGCAGTTTCTGCAACCACAGTTGTAACTGTAACTCCAGTAACACGTGTATTTGATACTCTCCTCTGCGGACAGCAAGCACTTGCTGAGGCTGTTGCAGAAGAACCACACATCGTTATCGGAAACGTAACCGATAAGTTGATGCGCTTCCGCCCAATGGGTTGGTACGGCGTACTCGGCTTTGCACGTTACCGTGAAGAAGCGTTGTATCGTATTGAAACTGGTTCTTCAATCGCTGCTCTCTAGTTGATTGACTCTGGGGGATAGGGCAACCTATCCCTTTGGGGTGAGTTCACTAGGAGGACTTATGACTAATTGGTTATTTAAAACACCAACAGTAGAAGAAGGACCTGCTGGTCAGTCTCGTCTATTTCATTTCTACAAGATAGACCGCGGTATAACTATTGTCAGAGATACCGATGGTGACTATGCACAGGTTCGTTATCTACAAGATAGTGACTATGCAACATATCCTGAGATTTATCAGGGTGGCTATAACCATACTGTAGATGATGCTACTAAAGTAGCGCTTATTGCTGGCAATGTAGGAGTAACAGAAAGTAACTTTACTGCACTATGAAGCACTGGGAATACCATCCAGAGTATGTAGATGGCTGCTTTGGATGCAAGGGGATGAGCGTTCAGATGAACGCAGGTGATGCTGATAGTCGGCGCAATATGCCGAATAAAGCATTTAACGCAGAATTGAATGCCTATAAAGAGGCTAGAGCCCAAGGCATTCAGCCAAATGGAACTTCTATGGCGAAGATTCAAGAGGCAGTCAAGGCTAGTGAAGTATTAGGTAAGCCGTATAACGGCAACAAGATGCCACCAGCCAAGTCAATCAACAAACAAACAGCAGCAGTGATGAAAGAAATAGGAGCATAACTATGCCAATGGTAAACGGAAAGAAGTTTCCTTACACAGCAAAGGGCAAGAAGGCAGCCAAGTCTTACGCTATGGGCGAGAAGATGGAATCAAAGGCTGAAAAGAAAATGGAAATGAAGATGGGCGCTAAGAAGATGGCAGCCAAGAAAATGAAGAAGGCTGCTTCTAAGAAGAAGAAGAAATAACTATGCCAGGCAGAATTAGACCAGGTATGACAGCCAAGGAAATCAAACAAAAGAATGCTGCTGCTGATGAGAGAAAGTCTCAGATGGCAGAAGATTTATTTCAGAAGATGATGGACCAAGGCAAAGTTAATCCTGGCAATATCCGTAAGATTAAAGAACAGATTGCAAAGAAGACTGGTGCCTACCCGTTAGGAGCAACTAACTGATGAAAGCAAAAAAAGGAATGGGATTCAAAAAAGCCCAATCACAAATTGCCAAAAAGCAGGGTATCTCCAAGGAGCGTGCAGGAGCAATCCTTGCGGCTGGTGCTCGGAAAGCCTCAGCAGCAGCCAAAAAGAAGAACCCAAACCTGAAGAAGGTTAAAGGCAAGGCTAAGAAGAAGTAATGTCATCAGGAAAATACAAACCGCACCGCGGATTTAACTCTGTTCAAATCAAAGACGGCTACGTGGTGCGGTTGAACAAGAATGGAACAGTAAGAGCAGTTCTAGGAAAGTATGGGGAATATGGCAAGCAAAGCGGACCCAAGGCTTAAGAGGGCTGGTGTATCTGGTTTTAATAAACCAAAGCGTACGCCTAATCACCCAACTAAAAGCCATATCGTAGTCGCCAAGTCAGGCGACCAAGTTAAAACAATCCGATTTGGTGAGCAAGGGGCTAAGACAGCAGGTGCTCCGAAGGCTGGAGAGTCAGACCGTATGAAGAAGAAGCGTGCATCTTTTAAAGCACGCCACTCTAAAAACATTGCCAAAGGAAAAATGTCTGCTGCTTACTGGGCAGATAAGGTGAAATGGTGAAGAAAAAAGCATTCTGGGACAAAAAGAATCCTAAAAAGAAATCTACAAAGTTAACGTCAGCGCAAAAATCTGCTGCTAAAAAACGTGCTAAGGCTGCTGGTAGACCATATCCAAATCTTGTAGATAATTCAGCAGTATTAAAAAAGAAAGGTAAGTAATGGCAACAGGTACAGCAGGTAGTTCATTTACTAGCGAGTTGAATAGGCTTGCTAATGGTGGGACATATCCAGCAATTGCAGACTATGTAGCACCAGTTCAGGCTGCTAATGAGTATGCAGGCACTACTGGACTAGCGTTGCTTGGTGCCTTAAATAAAGCCGCAGATGCTAACCGCCAACCAGATGACTATAAAGCACTGGGCGGAATCTGTAATGAACTCGCTGGGACAACAGACCTTTCCCCTACTGACGCTTTAAGGAGCATCAACCTATGACATATACCTTGGCTCAGATGATGGACGAAGTCCAGATTAACTTATCTGGATATACTTATCAGCAAGACCGTTCTACGTATTTGACTGCTGCTGTTACTACTTTAACTTCCCCTAGCACTGCACCATTAGTCCTTAGCATCGGCTCTACTCAAGACTTAGGCAAAGGTGTTATTGAAATTGATAGTGAATTGCTATGGGTAGACTCAGTAGACCGTGTTGCTAATACTGCAACTATCTCACCATACGGACGCGGCTATCTAGGTACTACCGCTACTACCCACGCTGTAGATGCAAAAGTAACTGTTAGCCCAATTTTCCCACGGGCAAGTATCCAGAAGGCTATCAATGACACTATCCACGCAGTTGGTGGTGCAGTCTTTGCCACGAAGCAAACCACATTCACATATAACGCTGCTGTAACCACCTATGAATTTGAGAATCTTAGTATTGAAAATATCCTTGCTATTTCTTGGCAAGACATTGGTCCTACAAAAGAATGGATACGCGTTAAGCGTTGGGACTTTGACCCATTTGCAGATGTAAATACTTGGGGTTCTAATAGCCAGACCATCACTATTGGTGATGTAATTATTGCTGGTAGAACTGTCAAAGTTATGTATGCAACTAGCCCATCGGTCTTTACTTCTACTAGCCAGGACTACACTACACAAACTGGATTACCAGAAAGTACTAAGGATGTAGTTATTCTTGGTGCTGCATACAGATTATTGCAATACCTAGACCCAGCCCGTGCTGCCCAGTACAGCCCACAGGCTGATGAGATTGATGCAAAGCGCCCATTTGGCGCAAGCAATACCGCTGTCCGTCAACTCTTTGCGCTGTATACACAGCGTCTTAATGAGGAGCGGAGTAAGCAACAGAACCAGTATCCCCCACGAGTTCACTACAGCGCCCGATAGGAACATAAATGACCACACGCCAATACTCATCCCGCTCTCAGCAGACTACGCTGACTGGTGCCATCACATCTGGCGCTACGTCTATGACTGTAGTATCTGGTTCAGCATTACTAGGTGGTGTAACAATCCCTGCTGGTCGCACCTTTACATTAGTAATTGATGTTGATACAGCACTAGAAGAAATCGTAGATGCTACGGCGGTATCTACTAATACCTTTACAATCACACGTTCTATAGATGGTTCTTCGGCGCAAGAACATTCTGCTGGTGCAGTTGTCCGACATATGGCAATTGGTCGTGATTACCGAGATGCCAATCTTCACGCAGAGGCTGATGCTTCTTACAATGATGGTGGTGGTAATGCCCACGCAATGCACGGCATTGGCGCTGGTGAAGGCGTAGTGGTTGGAACTTTGAAGACCCAGACTCTAACCAATAAGACTCTTACAGCCCCAACAATCTCTGACCCAACATTTACTGGAACAGCATTGGCTCCTTCCTTCATTGTATTTGAAGGAAGCACTGCAGATATTCACGAGACTACCCTGACCGTAGTTGACCCAACACAGGACAACACAATCACTTTGCCTGATACAACAGGTACAGTAGTCATTGCTACAGCGTCTCAGACTCTAACTAACAAGACTCTGACTAGCCCTACCATCTCGGGCAGTCCAGTCATTACTGGTCTATCCAGCGCAGGTATGATTTCATCCTCTGCTACCCCTAAAGATTATGTAGATAGCATTCTAGGTTCTGCAACGGCTGCAGCAACTTCAGCAGCATCGGCTGCTACAAGTGCTGCCTCTGCCGCTACAAGTGCCTCTAGCGCGGCTACAAGCGCTTCTAATGCCCTAACTAGCGCCAACAGTGCATCTACCTCAGCCACAGCAGCAGCCACCTCTGCAGCCTCTGCAGCGACTTCTGCTACGGCAGCGGCTACTAGTGCTACTAGCGCTGCAGCAAGTGCAACTACGGCTTCTAACTCTGCTTCTGCAGCAGCCACATCGGCTACTTCGGCAGCAACTTCTGCCTCCTCTGCTTTAACTTCTGCTAACTCAGCAAGTACATCTGCTGCCTCAGCATTGACTTCGGCTAATAGCGCTGCAACTTCTGCTTCTACTATGGCAGCCAGCGTTGCTGCTGCTGCTACATCTGCAGCATCTGCCGCTACTAGCGCTTCTAGCGCAGCGACATCTGCATCATCTGCTCTGACTTCAGCCAACTCTGCTGCTACTTCTGCAGCAAGTGCTGCTGCTGCTGTCGCAGCATCCTTTAATGCTAAGGGAGATTTGCTAGTAGGTACAGCCAATGATGCCTTTAGCCCACTAACAGTTTCAACAACTAATGGTTATATCTTGGCAGTTAACTCTGCTACTGCTACAGGACTTGAATGGCAGGCAGCACCTGCTGGATATACCGCACCAACTATCGGTACCACAGTCATTACCTCTGGTACTACAGTATCTACAATTACAGCAGTCACTCTCAGTAATGCAACCTTGTCAGGAACCTTGACTGCAGGTGCTACTTCTGGAACTAACGGACAGTATCTAAAAACTACAGGTACTGGTGTAGAATGGGGAACTGTTCAGGCTGGTAGCCAAGTAAAGATTAATGGCGGTGCTGCATCTACTTATGACTACATTGACTTTGTTGGTATGGGTACTGACACTGCTACAACTGGTACAGTCAAGGTATCGCCAATCATAGTAACTGATGCTGACCCTGGAAAGAAAATATTTGTCGGAACAACTACACCTACCTCACCTACAACTGGTGATGTATGGATTGATGAATCTGGTGAAACCGACCCTGACTTAAGAACAATGACACTAATGGGAGCATACTAATATGGCAGTTAAAAGATATGATGGGTCTGCGTGGCAGACCGTTGCTGGCTTAGGCGCTCAAGGCGCAGCAGCAACATCATCTACTATTACTACTTGGGTCAAGACTGCAGCAGGTGGTGAAACATCTCTCTCTGGTAATGATGACAATAGCCAATCACTTTCTTATACGATAGGACAGGAACTGGTATTCATCAACGGCTCACTACAAAAGCGTGGCTCGGACTATACGGCAACTAGCGGTACTAGTATCAATGGACTTACTGCCCTTGCTGCTAATGATGTTGTTACTGTTTGGTCTAACAATGCTTTCAGCGTAACCAATGCTATTAGCAATACAATCGTAGATGCTAAGGGTGATGTTCTAGTAGGAACTGCTGCCGATACTCCTGGTCGCTTGGCTGTGGGTACTGACGGACAAGTTCTTACTGCTGCCTCAACAACTGGCACAGGACTTGCCTGGACTACAATTTCGGCAGCAAGCGGACCAGCGTTTAGAGCAACCCGAGGCGCAACAAATCAGACCTTAACCTCAGGAGCGTATGTAAAACTTCAATACGATGTAGAAACTTTTGATACCGATTCTTGTTATGACCCCACAACGAACTACCGTTTTACACCTAACAAAGCAGGATATTATTTTGTTTATTTAGGTGCTTATTTTTATGCAAACTCAGGCTCAAGTGTGATTTTGAGATTATATAAAAACGGCTCTGTGTATCTGCCTAATGTGTGGGGTTCAGGTAACTTAGGTCCACAATATGCTTCTCCCACAGGTAGTAGTTTTGTTTATATGAACGGCTCAACAGATTATCTTGAGGCATATGGCTATCACGGCGGAACAAGTCCAGGATTTGGAACCGATGGCGAACTTGCACAATTTATGGCATTTTGGGTTAGGAGTTAATAATGAGAGATTTAATTTGCGAGACATATCCCGAATTGGCTGAGAACGATTACAAAGCATTTTGGGATGGAACCATTGAATTAAGAGATGATTCAGATGGTCAAGGTGTCTACATTGACATTTGGAATTATTCTCAGCCACTACCAGCAGGTATGAAAGTAGGTAAGAACTAATGACAAAGGCTCGTTCTAATGCTACGGCTCCCAATGCTAAGGGGACCCTAGTTGTAGGTAATGGCACAGATGCCTCTACCACTCTAGCCGTTGCCTCTACTGCTGGCTATGTCCTGACAGTTGACAGCGCTGAGGCTACTGGTCTTAAGTGGGCTGCTGCTGGTTCTGGCTTTAGAGGGTGTAGCGTTAGCCATTCAGCGACAATAAGCACATCAAATGATACTTGGACGATTATGCCAATGGATACAGAAGCATTTGATACAGATAATTTTCACAGCACAACAACCAATAATTCACGCATAACAATTCCTTCAGGTCTTGCTGGAAAGTATTTAATTATATGTCGTTTGAGGTGGGACCAAAATGCAACAGGTGCTAGAAATACTGGTGTTTATAAAAATGGTTCATTAATCAACTGGGTTAACTATGCACCAACCCCAACTTGGGGTGGTGGCGGTTCTTGGCCAAGCACTCCTTGGATTAGTATTCAAAATCTTTCTGTTGGTGACTATCTTGAGGCTGCTGGTATGCAGCAATCTGGAGGAACTTTAAATGGTTTATCCACTTGGGAATTTTCTGTTCAATACTTAGGAGCATAATGTGATTCAATTCAATAAACCACTAAACCTCAATGGCGCTGAATTAAAACAAGAGTTAAAAGCAGCAGGAGTTTCATTGATAAATGAAATTGAAACTCTTGTTGTTAAAGATAATTTGTTATTTGTAAATATAGCACCAGAATTTGAAGCAATCGCAGCACCGATTATTGCTGCACATAATGGAACAACTGTACCACCAGAACCTACTCCTGCAGACAAACTAGCAGCAGCAGGTCTAACAGTAGACGAACTTAAAGCAGTACTAGGAATCAACTAACAGAAAGGTATGTAGTAACTAATGGCTACAACATCTAAGGTACTGGCTCGCACAGCAGCAGCCACTACAAGCACAACCCTATACACCCAACCAAATACCTCAACCATTACGGTTGTCACAAATGTATTGGTAACTAACACCACTGGCAGCACAGCAAACTTTACTCTTGCTTTTGCTGGTGTAACCTCAGCCTCATCAGTATCTGTTGGTGCCTATGACACCACAGTAATTGATATGAAGCAGGTTATCCCACCAACTAGCCCTGCTGCTACTATCACTGGTAGCGCATCTACAACTGGTGTAAACTTTCACATCTCTGGAGTGGAGATTAACTAACAATGGGAGTCTATAAACTATCTGATAGTTCTTTGCTTGACGGAAGAATTATCTACAAAAGTATGTTGGCTGGTAATGCTGGCTACTTACCACCTCTTGTAGTTGACTATCTTGTTGTTGCAGGTGGCGGCTCTGGTGGTAATAACGCAGCAGGTGGTGGTGGTGCTGGTGGACTTCGTTCAACAGTTACTGCAACTGGTGGTGGCGGTTCTTTAGAATCAGCCCTTTCTCTTACTGCAAATTCTACTTACACTGTAACCGTTGGTGCTGGAGGCGCAATTAATACTAGCGCAAATGGAAACGGAATTGCTGGCAATGATTCAGTTTTTTCTACTATTACTTCTAAAGGTGGTAGTGGTGGTATGGGTGCATTAGGTACCGCTGTTCCACAAGGTGGTTCAGGTGGAGGTGCTTACTTCGCAGGCGGAACTCCAGGCGCTGGTACAACAGGTCAAGGATATGCTGGTGGTGGAAATGGATATGGAGCACCTAGCGGTGCAGGCGGTGGCGGAGGTGCTGGCGCAGTAGGTGGAAATAGGTCTGGAACAAGAGATGGTGGCGCTGGTGGCGCTGGTGTAGCAGTATCTATTACTGGTTCATCTGTTACTTACGCAGGCGGTGGTGGCGGCGGTGGCGGTGATGGCGCTGGCAACGGCGGTGCTGGTGGTTCTGGTGGTGGCGGTAAAGGTTCTAATGGTGGTGCCAATAATGCTGAAAACGGAACTGCTAACACAGGTGGCGGTGGAGGTGGCGGTTCTTATGGCGGCACAAATCCAGGAAGTTTTGGTGCGGGTGGTTCAGGAATTGTAATTGTTCGTTATGAATCTGCTACACAAAAAGCATCTGGTGGTAATGAAGTAACCCAAAGTGGTTCATATTGGGTTCATAAATTTACATCTTCTGGAACATTTAATACAAATGCTTCTTACATAGCAAAAGCCCGTGGTGGAACTGTTACTACTGATGGCTCATATTGGTATCACACATTCAGTGGTTCAGGAACATTTACTCCTACCCAAAGCATAACTGCTGAAGCATTAGTAGTTGGTGGAGGTGGAGGAGGTGGTGCCTCTTACGGTGGTGGAGGTGGTGCTGGAGGTTTTAGAACAGCAACTGGACTATCTATGAGTGCATCTAACTACACAGTTACAGTTGGTTCAGGTGGTAAAGGTGGACCTAACACTGGTACTTCTGCAGGTAAAGGTACTAGCGGTAGCGACTCATCTTTATCTGGTAGTGGTATTACTACAATCACTTCTGCTGGTGGTGGAGGTGGAGCAAACGGAGACGTTGACGCTTCAACGGCAACTGGTATTGCTGGTGGCTCTGGTGGTGGTGGTTCTAAGAATGGCTCTACTGGTTATTCAGGTGGTGCTGGAAATACCCCTTCAACTTCTCCATCGCAAGGTTATGCTGGTGGTACTGGTTATGGTGACGGAACTTCTTGGGGTGGTGGAGGCGGAGGTGGTGGTGCCTCAGCCGTTGGTGCAAACGTTTCAGCAGGTTCTACTACTACTGCTGGTAATGGTGGCGCTGGTTCATCCACAGCAATCTCTGGTGGCTCAACAACAGGTGCAGGACAATTATCAAGTGGAACTTATTACTTTGCAGGAGGTGGAGCGGGAGGTTCAAACTCTCCTTCAGCCCGTGCAGTTGCTACTGGTGGCTTAGGTGGCGGAGGTAATGGTGGTGTAACAAACCCAGAAACTACAGCAGTATCTGGAACAGCAAATACTGGTGGGGGCGGCGGAGGCTCTGGTCAACAGGGTCCTTCAGGTAATGGTGGTAGCGGTATAGTAATCATCCGTTACCCAGTATAAGGAGAAAATAAATGAGCAAAAAAGATAACAAAGTAGCATCAGTTTATAGTTATGAAGTAAAGATGCTAGTTCATATAGTTGCTGATGATGCCATTGAGGCTCGCAAGAAACTAGATGAACAAGGTGGCATTGTCACAAAACGAGATGTTGAACAATTAAATGCTTCACCGCTTTATGGTGAGAAGGAGAAAAACTAATGGCGCATTATGCAAAGGTTGAAAATAATTTAGTCACACAAGTTATTGTGGCTGATTCTATTGTATGGTGTGAAGAAAACCTAGGTGGTGAGTGGGTTCAAACTTCTTATAATACTCACGGAGGTG